CCACGATTGAACAGATGGCCACGTGCGAATGCGGCATCGGCTACACGTTGGTCATAGTCGCTGAGCCAGACATCTACTAGGCCAGAGAACTTAGCCTTGTGCTCATCGAACTCGGTCATGAACTGAGGCAGACGGTAGGCAGGTAACAGCCGTAGCTTGTCGCCCCATGGATAGGTGATACGCCCAAGCCAATTATCAATGGTCTGGCGGTACTTGCTGATGTTGTGCAAGCCTCTGTCATCCACGAACAAGTCCTCGGACACAGACATGACTGTGACCTTGGCGCCTTCGTTGCGACTGTACTCACCTGCCTTCTTGCGGTTGCTCTTCTTGCCACCGTAGCAGTTGACCTTGACCTGCACTAGCATGTGGTTGGTCAGGGATTCGATCTGTTTCGGCATTGTCAATATTGCGTTCATCGTAATATCCTCTCAGTTAAGTTATATCTCAGCCAATACGTGGGGCAGACCACTCAGAGTCTGCATAGGGGTCTTCGTCAATCTCGTCTGCCCATTCCATCAGGGCAGTATCACGGTCAGATAGGTCATCCTCGCTAGCCTGTAGGTACACCGTGCGAGACATGTCTGCGTTGAAGCAATGGGGGCATGTCTCTAGGTTTACCTCTGGCTCTACGTAGGTACGGTCACAGACTAGGCAATGTACTGTCAGAGCCATGTCACATCCCCTCTGCATTGTTAGTGCACGCGGCCTCAAACTTGGCATGGTCAAAACGTGGGTTGTCTTTGGCCAGTGCGTTAGCAACTTGCCGTACAGTTGTCTCCCACTGCCGTCTAGCCCACAGTAACTTCTCGTCATTCATCAACGTACCGTCAGCATTCACAATCGCACTGCCCCACAGGGCGCGTGCCAGTAGCTTGTAGTCCTTGCGTGTCATGTCAGTCACCTCTCGTTGTGTAGTCAGTAGGGAAATCGATCAGCAAGCATTTTCGCGGATCACGTCGCCAATGTCAAACTTTATGGACAAAATTTTTTGAAAATTCCTGAGTATCGATATAATTTATTCTGCACTGAGAGGCTAAATGTTCCAGTTTTGTTCCAGTTGTGCCGTTTGTTCCAAAAAACGCACTGGACGAATGCTACAGAATTCGGTCTGTTTCGGGGGATGTCGTGTTCTACGTTTTGCTCTGTAAGTTATTATTATTTATATAATTTATTATAGATAGATAGATGCAGACTGGACATATCGGGTAGGTGTTTGTTCCGATGTTCCGCAGTTTGGAAAATAGGACATTTCCCCTTGTGCGGTTGTGACGCTTGCCGCGCCCTGCCTCATGGCCACGATTGCTCAGCCGTCCCCTCGCCCCCTTCTCAAAATAGCGGAACATTGGAACAAAGTGAGTTAAGTTACTGATTCTATTGAGAAAATCCTGTTCCGCTACGTTTTTCAAACTGGAACAAGCGGAACATAGACCGGAACAAACACGACACAGCGCAGAGTTATGTTGGTCTTAACTCAGCTAACCTTGTCACTACGCAGAGTTATGGTGGCCTTAACTCACGTCGTTAGCGTTGTCAAGGAAACTCACTTCGTTAGCGTCGTTAGCGTCGTTAGCTCTGCGCCACCACATGCCAGACATATCTCAGCGTCGCCACATGCCAGACACAGCTCGGCGTCGTTGCGCGTAGCAAACCTAATCAACATAGTCAAGGAAACTCGCCGGTGTGGTGGCCTAGACATGTCGCGCGCCACGCCGAGCGCCGCGTGAGCGCGCCCCACGACAAATAACTGGTCTCAAATCGCGGGCACAAAAAAACCCCGCTCAACCTTTCGGCTGAGCGGGGCTGACAAGGAGAAGAATTACTTCTTCTTGGTGACCGCCTTGTCATCGGGCTTCACGAACACGTTGAGACCGATGCTGATCTCGCCAGACGCAGTGTAGAACTTGACGTTCCCACCGGTGCTAGCGACCATAACGGTCTTGCCAGTACTTGACAGGCCAAGGCGCTTTGAGGGGTCAAACGCCAACACAACGATGCCGGTCTTCTCATCCACTTTGATATTGCAGTTTTGCATATGTTTCACCTTTGTATATGCCGAGGCGACATTGCTTCGGCATGGGTATAGATTGCGCTATCTCAGGCCAGTAGTACAGGAAACTGGGCTGATACCCTGCACGCGCCACGCGCCCATCGCACGCGAGCGCGCCCCACAACAAATAACTGGCTTCAAAAATTTTGGCTAAAAAAAAGGGGAGAGCCAAAGCCCTCCCCTCAGTATCAAGCGTTAGCTTTTTCGGTGTAGAACCTGCCAGACATGGCAAGCTCTTCGGCACCATACACTCTTGGCTTATCGCATGACTCGCAAGTGTATCCGTGAGCGTCAGGTTCAACACCTTCGGCTGTCTCGCCGCATGCAATGCAGAACCCGATTGTTCCGTCCATCATTGCGTCCTCAATCTCAGTCGAACTTGGCAGGTAAATATTGAACCCGCCTTTTGTCTTAAACGCTTTCATACGTCACCTCGTGTAAACCGCAGGACATCTGCGGCATGGGTAAAGATTGCGCCTAATCACTCTGATAGTCGAGGAAACTGGATGTAACCATGCGCGCTACGCGACGCGCTCCATGTGCACGCCCCACGACAAATAACTGGTCTCAAATCGCGGGCACAAAAAAGGGAGGGCCGAAGCCCTCCCAAGTAATCAATGTGAGTAATGTACTAAACACAATCCGAAAGTGAATCCGATTATGATTCCCCAACAGAGTGCAGGTACGTAATGCACATATCTCTGTTCAAACCTATCAAATTCTTCAAACGCTTCTTCCATCCGGCTTTTCATATTCTTAAACAAATCTAATTGCTCTTTCATAAATCACCTCATTAAAAGAGAGCGGGTGTCAGTCCCCGCTCCGGTTAGTTAACTAGTCAATCCCGTGACTGACCAAGATTCCTGCAATCGCACCCAGTATTGTTTGAATACCGAAGCGCAGTATCACGTCGCGTGCAGTCATGTCATCAAGCACTGTCTCGCGCATATCGGTCATGGAGTAGATGTCCTTCGCATCTAAATTGTCATGTACCCATGTTGCGATGCTGTCGAGACCATGAAAGTCACGCACCTCATCGAGTACCTCATCAGCACTTGAAGTGTTTGAGACCACTTCACCGAGATCGACTTCGATCTCAATCTCTTTGATCAATGTAATCATTGCAGTTCACCTTTGTATATGCCAAAGCGGTATTGCCTTGGCATGGGTATAGATTGCGCTTGTACACTTAAATAGTACAGGAAACTGGACACAGCGACCCCACCGCACGGGTACCCCCCAAAACTATATTTGGTACCATCCTCGGCCCCCTTACCCCTGAATACGCACAAACGACACCAACATTTCCAATATCTCAATATATAGAACACCCCCCCTTCACTTAATTGGTACCATGGCGTATAAGCATGCTTATTCACGGTGGAAGCCGCGCACGTCTATGGAATACGTACCTGACATTGAAGAAGATATTCCTCTGCCACATAAAGCAGCAGAGGCTATGCCTGACTTAACTCCGCATGAAGAGTTACAGATGCGGGCAAGGACTATTAAACTTCTTGCTGATTTGAATGGCGAAATCATTGAGCCAGATGCTAATACCGAGGCCGAAGCCGAGGCTTTAGCCCGTCAAATGCTTGAAGACCCGCGCATGCGGCCTGACTTTGCTAAGTACCCTAACGAAGTGACGGCGTTCTTAGCGGGCATGGTGTCGCAATGGAATTGCGCACTAGTTAATGATCTAGCTGAACTAAAAATGTATGTAGTCAATCGCCTCGTCAACGAAGTTGAGATGGCTAAAGACAGCAAAGCACGTATTCAAGCACTAACTAAGCTGGGTGAAATTGACGGCGTAGACGCCTTTAAGAAGCGTAGTGAGATGACTATACAAGTCAGACCTATTGAAGAAGTTGAAAAAGAACTTCTCAACGTACTTGAGGGCATTGAATACTCTATTTCTAGGGAAAATACCCCCTTAATCGATGAAGTTGATGCCCATGTCGGCTAATTTGGCCGAAAGATTAACCCCTGAGAAGCTGCATAAGCTTCGAATGGCTTTGCCGACCATGCCAGAAGCGCAAAAACGGGCTACAGCAGACTTATTAGTGCGGTATTACAAAGAAAAAACCCGCGTATCAGGCAAAGACGACTTCTTATCCTTCATCAAACACGTTTATCCGGGCTATATGGTAGGGCCACACCACCAAAAATTAGCCAATATCTTTGAAGACATTGCCGCTGGCAAGAAAAAACGGGTGATAGTAAACATTGCACCGCGTCATGGCAAATCTGAAATGATTTCCTACCTAGCCCCTGCGTGGTTCCTTGGCAAGTACCCCCAGAAGAAGGTCATCATGGCCTCGCATACTGCTGATTTAGCAGTCAATTTTGGTCGTCGAGTCCGTAACCTTGTAGGGAGTGACCTATACCATGACATCTTTCCGCAGGTTGAGCTACAAGCAGATAGCAAGAGCGCCTCTCGTTGGGGTACCAATTTTAATGGAGAGTATTTTGCTATTGGTGTGGGCGGTGCTTTGGCTGGTCGTGGTGCCGATCTATTCATTATCGACGACCCACACTCAGAACAAGAAGCCAAACAAGGAACCTCCCATGTATTCGAGCCAGCTTGGGAATGGTTTCAATCAGGCCCGATCCAACGACTGATGCCGGGCGGCGCAATCATTATCGTGATGACGCGCTGGTCGAAGCTTGACCTCACCGGCAAAGTCATTGACCACATGATTAAGAACGAAGGGACGGCAGAGTGGGAGATTGTAGAGTTTCCTGCCATCCTGAATGAGAAACCCCTGTGGCCAGAGTTCTGGTCGCTGGAAGAGTTGCTACGCAAGAAAGCTGACATGGATGTGCGCTACTGGCAAGCACAATACATGCAGGAGCCTACATCAGAAGAGGGCGCACTCATCAAGCGTGAGTGGTGGAACGTGTGGGAGGCTGACGACCCACCGCAGTGCGAGTTTATCATTATGAGCTTGGACGCTGCTCAAGAAAAGAATACTCGCGCTGACTTCAACGCCTTAACCGTGTGGGGGGTCTTTCTTAACGAGGAAGGTAAACGCAAGTTTAACAGTAAAGATGCCTACGAGTCTGCGTACAATATCATTCTGTTGAACGCTATTAAAGAACGCATGGAGTACCCAGAGCTTAAAGCAATGGTGCTTGAACAGTATAAAGAGTGGAACCCAGACAGCTTCATCGTGGAAAAGAAATCCAACGGTGCGGTGCTGTATCAGGAGATGAGACGCATGGGCGTCCCCCTGATGGAGTTCACCCCCGGTAAGGGGCAAGACAAGATTAGCCGTGTGAATGCAGTAACTGACCTGTTCAGCTCCGGAATGATCTGGGTGCCTGACAGACGCTGGGCTTGGGAAGTCGTTGAAGAATGTAATGATTTTCCAGCTGGACGTAACGACGACTTGGTAGACTCGACGACACTTGCGCTGCTGCGCTTTCGTCAGGGCGGGTTTATCAAACTACCATCAGATGAGCCTGAACAGATACAGATGTTTAGGTCGAAAAGGAATAGAGGGTATTACTAATGAGTATCGATAAATCAGTTAACCAAGCTCCGTCTGGCCTTGCCAGTCTTGGCGAGAGTGACCCGATCACCGTCGAGATTGTTGATCCAGAGGAAGTACATATCCACGCTGGCCCTCTAGATGTTCATATAGGGCACGAAGAACCTAATTTTGATGCCAACATAGCCGAAGAAATGTCTGAGTCAGACTTAATGACTCTATCTTACGATTTGCTTGCTGATGTAACTGAAGACATCAATGGCCGTAAAGAATGGCTTGAGGTTTACGTTAAGGGCTTAAAGCTCTTGGGTCTTAAGTATGAGGATCGTTCAGAACCTTGGCCGGGTGCGTCAGGCGTGTTTCATCCGTTGCTGATGGAAGCAGCAGTTAAGTTCCAGTCTGACTTGATCATGGAAACCTTTCCATCCGCAGGGCCAGTGCGTACCAAGATCATTGGTAAAGAGACCCCACAAAAGAAACAAGCGGCTCAACGAGTTCAAGATGATATGAACTATGAGCTGACTGAGGTAATGCAAGAGTACCGTCCAGAGCATGAACGACTGTTGTTGGCAACGGCACTTTCAGGTAACGCCTTTAAGAAAATTTACTTTGACCCCGCCCTTGATCGGCAGGTGGCGACGTTTATTCCTGCTGAAGACATTATTGTTCCTTACGGTGCCCCTAACCTACAGGCTGCAGAGCGTGTAACGCATCGCATGAGAAAGACAAAGAATGAACTACGCCGCCTAATGGTGGCGGGGTTCTATCGTGATGTTGACCTTGGCGACCCGGTGCAAGTGCTGGATGAGATTGAGAAACAGAAAGCCACTGAGCAAGGCTTTACCGCTTCTATTGACCAGCGGTTTCAGCTACTTGAGCTGCACGTAGACCTCGACTTGGAGGGTTATGAAGACACAGATAAGCATGGCGAGCTTACGGGCATTAAGTTGCCTTACGTCGTCACCATCGAGAAAGGTACGTCTACCGTACTGGCTATTCGACGCAACTGGCTCCAAGATGACAAGCTCAAGCAAAGGCGTCAACACTTTGTCCACTACGGTTACATACCGGGTTTTGGGTTCTACTACTTTGGTCTCATTCACCTCATTGGTGGACACACCCATACCGCCACGTCGCTCATGCGGCAGCTTATCGATGCGGGTACACTCAGCAATCTTCCGGGCGGTCTCAAGAGTCGTGGCCTACGTGTTAAGGGTGACGACACGCCTATCGCACCGGGCGAGTTCCGGGATGTAGACGTGGCGGTAT